GACGAAGAAGTCCTCGCCGGTCTCGACTACCCGGAAGCGAAAGCCATCGCAGAATACATGATGCTACAAAAGCGGATAGCACAGATTACATCGTGGCTAGACGCAGTAGGTAAAGACGGTAGGGTTCATGGTCGTGTCATCACTAACGGCGCTGTCACAGGTCGTATGACACACATGAGTCCAAACATGGCTCAAGTGCCTAACAGTGGAAGCCCCTACGGACACGAGTGTAGGGATTTGTGGACAGTAGAGAAAGGATATAAGTTAGTCGGTATTGACGCAAGTGGCTTAGAGTTGCGTATGCTGGCTCACTATATGAACGACAATGAATATACGAATGAGGTTGTATCAGGCGATATACACACAGCGAACCAAACCGCTGCTGGGTTGCAAACGAGGAATCAAGCTAAGACGTTTATCTATGCCTTTCTCTATGGCGCAGGAAGTGCCAAAATCGGGTCGATTGTTGGAGGTAGTGCGAAAGAGGGACAAAAACTCATTGATAGTTTTCTACAAAACACACCGAAACTTAAAAGGCTCAGAGAGAAAGTGGCTCGTCTCTATGCTAAAGAAGGATGGCTACAAGGTCTTGACGGACGAAAGCTACTCGTTCGTGCAGAACATTCGGCGCTCAACACGCTACTGCAAGGCGCTGGTGCAATCGTAATGAAACAGGCTGTTGTGGTTTTACACAAGAAGTTGCGTAAATCCAAGATAGACTTTAAGATGGTTGCCAATGTCCATGACGAGTGGCAGATTGAAGTGGAAGAACAGCGTGCAGAAGAAGCAGGAATCTTAGGTAAAGAAGCAATCAAAGAAGCTGGTATAATATTGAATATGCGCTGTCCTCTGGACGGAGAATACAAAGTAGGTAACTCATGGAAAGAGACACACTAATGACAGAAGAAAAAGACGAGAACTTACTTGGGATGGTGGCTGTCTCTGCCTACAAAGATGGGACTTACTCGTTAAGTTCATCCTTTGATTTACAAGAAACATACGAGCTTTTGAAGGATGCAGTGTTGGATATAGAAGATGGGACATTAGAAGAAAGTCTTAATCCCTATACCCAAACCCTGCAGTAGTTGTGGTACAATGTTGTTGCAGTATTCATAAACCGTAGTAGATAAGGAGTTTTAAAATGGAAATTAAACCAGTAAAAATAGAAGCAGAAATTCAGTGGGCTTTCTTTGACCGTGTAAACGACATGAGTGGCAAGTTCCAATGTGACTTGGCTAACCTGTCTGATAATGCTGTGAAAGCATTGGAGTCAATTGGTCTTGAGCCACGCAAGCGTGAAGACAAGCCTGAGAAGGGTTGGTTCTTGACAGTCAAGTCAAACTATGCTATCCAGCCTTACGACAAAGAAGGCAATGAGGTTAAGGACACCGTAGGCAACGGCTCTAAGGCTGTGGCACTGATTAAGCCTTATAGCTGGACTTGGAAGAACAAGAAAGGTGTTAGCGCATCACTGGCAAAGATTGTCATTACCGACTTGGTAAAGTACAGTGCCGAAGGTGCTGCAGATGACATGGATGACGACATCCTGTGATAACAGCTTTTCCAACGCAGCAAGAACTCCTGTCCCTGTTTGATTACAGGGATGGGGTTTTATACTGGAAAGAAACAGGTCGTGGGCGAAGAAAAACAAAACTGGCTGGATATTTAGACGAGTTTAGCGGTTATGACTATGTATGTGTAGGTAAAAAAATATACAGAGCGCATAGATTAATATGGTGTATGTTTAAAGGTTATGAGCCTTCTGAAATTGACCACATTAATCGTAATAGAGCTGATAATCGAATTGAAAATCTCAGAGAAGTTTCTCGTTCTGAAAACAACTACAATCACCCCCTACGAAAAGACAGTACATCTGGTGTTCGGAACGTGTCATGGAATAAAATTAAAAATAAATGGAGAGTCTATATTAATGTTGAAAAACAAAGATTAGAACTTGGGCATTTTGATGATTTTGACCTTGCCTGTTTAGTTGCTGAGGAAGCTCGGGACAAATATCACAGGATTTCAACATGATTGCAATTATTGATTCCGATTCACTGACGTATGCTGTCGGTTTTTCCAGTAACGACAAAGAGGAAGCTATTGCTATCTCTCGTATGGAACAAACAATGATTGAGCTTTGTATGGACTTGGACTGTGACGATTATCAAGGCTATCTTACTGGCAAAGGTAACTTTCGGTATGACCTCGCAGTCACGGCTCCTTATAAAGGCAATCGTGTTTCTGAAAAGCCTGTGCATTTACAAGCGTTACGAGACCACTTAGTCAATTCGTGGGGTTTTATTGTAGTTGAAGGTATTGAAGCTGATGATATTGTCGCAACAAAAGGCACAGAGCTAAAAGACAAGTGCATCATTGTTGGAATTGACAAAGACTTAGACCAAATACCGGGTTGGCATTACAACTACCGCAAGAAAGAAAAGTATTATGTCTCTGAGTTTGAAGGTTTACATTCTTTTTATACTCAGATATTAACAGGCGATAGGATTGACAATATCATCGGTTTAAAAGGAATTGGACCAGTTAAAGCTAAAAGGATACTAGAAGAATGTACCAACGAAACCGAGTTGTACCAAGCAGTCCTGAAAGCCTACGAGGGCGACACGGACCGAGTGCTGGAAAACGCAAAACTCCTGTGGCTGCAAAGAACACCAAACGAGACTTGGAAGCCTCCCCAATAGTTTATGTTGAGTGGGTTGATGCCGTCTCTGACGGTGGGTGGGAAGACAACGTCAAAGTTGATATTCACCGTGTATGCACAGTAGGGTTTTTAATTGCAGAAACAAAAGATGGAATCTGTCTTGCATCAACCGTATCCGGTGATAACAGCAATGCCCGGATGCACATTCCTAAATCATGGATTACTAAACGAAAGGTTATCAATCGTGAAAACAAGCAGCGCAAAACAAAAAGGAAGGCTGCTCCAGCAGTGGACAGTAAAGCAGTTACTGGAGAGGTATCCACAGTTGACGGACAAGGACTTACGCAGTTGTCCAATGGGTAGTCACGGCGAAGATGTCGTGATGTCTCAGTTTGCTAAAGAGGAACTACCAGCAACATTTGAGTGTAAGTCTTTAGCCAAGATTGCGGTGTATAATTACTACGAGCAGTGTAAGAAGCATGGCGATGGTGAACCGATTGTTATTATTAAGCAAAACAATTCTAAACCACTCGCTGTAATTGATGCAGAACTTTTATTTGATTTGATGGCTAACAACGGAGATGAAGATGATTATGAATTATGATGACAGCAACGACACTTTCACAGTAAGTCTTACTGTTGAAGACGGCAACGATACAGTTACTAAACAGTTTACTCTACCTTACGATGAGTCATGGACAACCGTAATGGCTAAAATAGCTGATGGATTGTCTGCATACTACGGTTACGACTTAAAGGAGAAACTACGCTTTGTAGTTACTTACCCAGAGTGTCATCGTGGCACAGCAGGTGAACTGTGTATTTCTAAGCAAGACTTTGAATCCTTTATGGAAGCACAACACAACCTATGAAAATTCTTCTACTCGATATTGAGACAAGTCCTAACACAGCCCATGTTTGGGGTCTGTGGCAGCAAAACGTCAGTATCAATCAGTTGATGGAATCTTCTTATGTTCTATGCTATGCAGCTAAGTGGCTAAACGAGGTAGATGTTCTGTTTGATTCTGTACACCAGTCTAAACCAAAGAAGATGCTTAAAGGAATACATGGACTTCTCAACGAAGCTGATGCTGTGGTGCATTATAACGGCACTAAGTTCGATATTCCTACTCTTAACAAGGAATTTCTCTTACATTCTTATAATCCACCATCGCCTTATAAACAGATTGATTTATTGCGTGTGGTTCGTAGCCAGTTTCGCTTTCCTAGCAACAAGCTGGATTATGTAGCACAGCGACTTGGTTTAGGACAGAAACACGCTCACGAAGGACACTCTTTGTGGGTTAAATGTATGAATGGAGATAACGATGCTTGGGAACGGATGCAAGAATATAATATACAAGATGTTGTCTTGCTGGAGTCGCTTTATCATACGCTGTTGCCGTGGATTAAGACGCATCCTAATCGTAACCTCCACTCTGAATCTGCAGTGTGTCCTACTTGTGGTAGCAGTGCAATACAGAAACGAGGTCAGGCTATCTCGTTATCAGGTTCGTATCAACGATACCAGTGTCGGGACTGCGGAAGCTGGAGTCAAGGAGTGAAGTCATTAAGAAAATCAGTGGAGGTCAAACATCATGGATAACAACCCAATAGCAATGCCAGCGCATTATGGATACGATGTTTTAAGTAGTTACGAAGACGGAATGGAAGACTCTGGTGACACACTAAGTCGTCAAGTTGGTGGTACACACTACAAGAAAGGTGTCCAGCCGTGGACAATCGCCCTTGATTGGGGACTTGACCCGTGGTCACATAATGTGGTAAAATATATCCTCCGTTTCCCTTATAAGAACGGAAAGGAAGACCTCAAGAAGATTCAGCATTATTTGGAGTTTTTGATAGAGAATTACGATGAAGTAAACAATAAGTATTACAAATAGAGAGAAACTATGCCTTTGCTACTCCACGAGATAAAAGAACGGTTAACCGCACTTGATGAAGT